GGATCTTTCCGGGCGCCGTTGTAGATCGCTCGCCATTCGGCGATCGTCAGGGACGAACCTTCTTCGCGGCCCGGGTCGTCGGTCCCCTTCCACAGCCGGTTTAGGGCCGTCGCGTTCGGGTCCCAGCCGCCGTCCGCGTCCTGGCGGTAGACCAGGCGGACGCCACAGCCGCAACCGTCATGCGACCGGAAACTGACAGTGTTTTCGCTGTAGTCCGGGCCGCGACCTATCAACATGGCGCAGAAGTGGCAGGGGTCGCCGTCGCTCACGCGCGCCCAGGACTGGACGTTCGGGTCGCGGCGGGCCGCCTGGATCAGCATTTCCCGGCCGCCGTTCAGCGTGATTCGTTTACCGGCGGCGATCGTCTTAGCCAGCCCTAGCTGGACGGCCAGGTCCAGCGGGACGCCGGACGCCACGGCCGACTTGACAGCGACCGGGCCGGTAACGCGTAGGGTCGTTTCGACCGCCTCACGGTTCAGCCGGACCGGGCGGATATCCAGGGCCGCAGGCCGGACGTCGGCCGCCGACGCAACGCGCATATAGTAGCGGCGGGCCAGGACGTCGGACAGTTCCCGGCCCTGGCCCAGTACGCGACTAGCCGCTTCCAGATACAGCGGGAACGTCCGGTCCAGATCAGTCGGGACGATCGTACGGCGGTAGACGGCGGCTAGCTGGCGCTGGACCTCAGCCGACAGGCGGACCTGTTGGATCCGGTGCTGGTCAGCTAGGGCGTATCCGTTCTCCATGCTTACTCTTCCAGGGCCGTAGCTTCGGCCTCAGGCAGACGCAGGGACACGGGAACCGCGCCGGTAAACTGGACGCCTTCCAGGCCGACCCGCTGGGCCGCGCTCTCGGCGGACACGCCGGAACGGATCAGGATACCCATAGCGTCGGCCTTCGCCTTCAGCGCCGCCGGGTCGTCGCCGGACGGGGCGGTAGCGACCGGGTCAGTCTGGCGCTCGATATCAGCGGCCAGCAGGCCCAGGACGTCGGTAGATTCCCGCAGGGTCTTCCAGTGCTGGACGTCCTGGTCGGTAACGCCGGGGATCCGCTCCCACAGGGCTTCGACCGGAACGCTAAGCATCTGGGCGATCTTGCCCAGCGCGTCGACGGTCTGGGCCAGTGAACGGGCCTCAGTGTCGCGCCAGCGGACTTGTGCCGACAGGTCGTTAGCGGCGACGCGGTCGCCAGCGGCCAGGGCCGCCAGACGGAACCCGGATTCCCAGGACTCGCCGAACAGCGTTTCGTATTCGCTGATCTTCCGCTGGGTCGATGCTTCCATCTGGGCCAGGGCGTCGGCGGACAGGTTCACCAGGTCGCCGGTCAGGATATTAGGCGATACCTGGGCGACGGCGGCCATTGTGCGGACGGACGACTCATAGACGCCCAGGTGGCCGTTTACGTCGGTCTGGGCGAAGTCGCCGAACTTGGCGCCCGCGTCCTCGGCGACCCATAGGCGGTCGACGGCGGCCTGGAACGGCTCGACGGGGTTTCCGTCGTCGTCCTCAGGGATCGCCAGGCCGGTAGCCCAGCGTTGGCGGAACGCCGCAAACTGTAGGGCGATCAGGATAGAGAATACGACCTCGTTTACACGGTCTTGCAGTGTAATCAGCGGCCGGATAATGCCGGTCGACTCGCTATCCAGGCGGTCGCGGAAACGGACGAACGGGGTAACGCCCAGGCCGTGGTCGTCGACGCGGGACAGGATCCAGCCGTCGCCGTCCTTAGGCAGGGCGAACGTGTAAACGCTCTGGTCGTTCATCAGTTCGATCAGGCGGGTACCGTCCATAGTCGTCCCGCGCCGCCTCAGGCCGACCTCGGGGAACTCGTCGTCGTCGTCCCGGTACCAGGCCGCCGACGTCAGCGGTGACAGGGGCCGCCAGAACGGCGACCGGCGGGACTGGACCGTACCGGGCAGGATCAGACTGTAGCTAGTGCCATAGTCCAGGGCGCCACGGTGGGCGATCGACTGGCGCGCGTCCAGGCCATTGTCCTGCCAGTATTGCCAGGGGCCAGCGTTATCCGACGCCTTCGCCGGGCGGTAGCCGTCGACGAACAGGCCCTTCGCGTACGTGTCCGAAATTAGCGGCGTCCAGTTAGTGATCGCCCGTTCGGCCAGGTGTTCGTATTCCTTCTTCGCGCCCTTAGGCATGTAGGGCTTGTCGTGGTCGCCCGCCAGGTAGCGCCGGACCAGGCCCAGGCGGCCCTTTTTCGGGTCCAGGTCTGCTTCCAGTTCATTGTCCAGGCGCTCAGCTAGCGCGCGGTCGATAGCGGCCATGTAGTAGCGCTCCTTCGCGGGTGGGGGTAGTTAGAAACCGGCGACGCGGCCGGTCGGTCGGCGACGCTTCTTGAATCCGCCGTCGGCCAGGACGCGGGATCGCGCCATACGGGCCAGGACCAGCGACGCCAGCGCGTCGACCTTCTTAGGTGACTCACGGGTTTCCTTGGCGAAACCGACGCCCCAGCGGTTAGGGCGACGCCGGGCGTTCAGGACGTGGCGGGTGAGGATTTCCTCGGCCTTCGCGTCCAGGTTCGGCCCGGCCATTAGGGCGTGGACGCCCCAGGGCATTTCGCCGTCTGTGATCGCGCGGTGGCAGGTTTCGACGGCGCGGGTCGTTTCCATTTGGTGGCCGCGCATATCCCAGCCGATCGCGTGGCGGGTCGTGGCCTTCACGATCAGCCGTTCGCTGTACTGGTCGCGCCAGGCGTCGATATCGGTTTCCCAGTAGGCGACGTCGCTGAAAAACGCGACGACGTCCAGCGTGGCGAACGCGTGGTCGACGGCGTCCCGGACTTGGTCCTTGGGGACTTCCCAGTTCTTCCCGTTCGGGCCTTCGGGTTTCTCCCAGATCGCCAGCAGGAACACGGCGCCGTCGTCGATACGACAGGCGACCAGGGCGGTCGAGTCGTCGGTCAGGGACCCGTCGAAACCCAGGGCGACCATATCGCCCTTGTTGCGTTTCGACTCAGGGGTCCCGTAGATCAGCGGGACCAGGTCGTCCCGCCTGTTCTTCCCCCACTCAGCCGGGGCGATCCAGCTATCGGCGGCCGCCACGATCTGATTTAGGTAGAAGCGCCGGGCTTCTTCCGGCGGGGTATCCGGGTCATAGACCTCGGACATAATCCGTTCCAGGTCGACCCAGGACGCGTCGCCGTAGGCGCAACGCAGACCGGCCATAACCTGCTTTTCGTCGGCTAGGTCGATGTTGTCCGGGGCCTCACGCGTGTCGTACAGGATCCCGGTAGCGCGTGAACGTCCTTCGACGATCGCACGCCACGCCAGGAACGACCGTTCGGCGACTGAATCCTGGCCGGGCTCGTGCGCGTTCGTCGTTTCGACGACGCGGGCGGCGCCGTCGCGGGCCTTGGCCAGGTTACGCCGGACGACCCGGGCCAGTTTGGCCCCGCCGTTGGACTGGGTCCAGTGGTGGGTTTCGTCCATAATGGCGAACGTCGGGCGGGCGCCTTCCTGGGACGACGACGACGCGGTGATCGGTACGATCTTCCCGCCGCCGGGTAGCAGGATCCGGGTCATGCCGACGTCCAGGCCGAAGTCGTCGACCAGGGCCGAGTCCTCGCACATAGCGCGGATCGCGGCGAACGTGTTTTCGGTCTGGGTTTCGGATACGCCAGCTATGACGATCCAGGGCATAGGGTGGGTGATCGACACGGGCTGGCCGAAGCTGTCCCAGCCGCCGAAACGGACCGGGCCAGCCAGTTCAGCCAGCGCCAGGGCGCCCAGGAACGGGGACTTCCCCCAGCCCTTAGCGCGGCGCAGGATCCCGCGCCGGTACATGAATACGCCGCCGTCGTCCAGGGCGTACCACCATAAAATGAAGTTCAGTTGCTCACGCGTGAAGCGGAACGGTTCGCCAGCGTCGTCGCCGTCGGGCTGTAGCAGGTAGCCCTCGGCCCAGTCGATCACGTCCCAGCCCAGGGTCTTTACAGACCCGTCAGTCGGGAACGGATCCAGGCTAACGACGGCCTCAGGCGCCGGGCGCGGGGCGGTGGCGACGGCCTCAGCGACGGCGTCGGTTAGGGCGCTCACTTGTCGCCCCGCAGACGGGCGCGGACGTCCTCACGGCTGGCGTCCCGAAGCTGGACGACCTCAGCGACCGGCTTGTCGGTCCGATCAATTCTGATCTTGGCCCGCAGACGGTCGACGTAGGTAGCGCCCAGTCGTTCTTCGTTCAGGCGGATTTCCGACAGGGCGGCGGCCGACGGCTTGATCGTGTAATAGGCGTCGACGATCGGGACCAGCATAAGCAGGCGGCCCCAGTCGGTATCTTCGAACAGTTGCGCCTGGGGCGACCGGCGCCAGCGTTCATACCAGGCGACGGTCATGGCGTCCCAGTCGGTCCGGCCAGTCTCTTCGACCAGGTCCGGTCCCCGGACGACGCCGTCGTCGGCGACTGTGACGCTGTCAGCCTGGCGTCGGCGCGTGTCGCGCTCTCGTTGGTGGGTTTCCTTAGGTACAGGTCCGCGTCCGGCCATTGCCAGGCCTCCTTCCAGGGCGTGTAAACACTGTGGACAGGCTGTGGATAAGCCTGTGGATAAAAAACCTCAGACCCGCGCGCAGACTGAGACGCT